GTTAGCGAATTTCAAAACCACAAGTCAATGTTGGAGGCAACACAGAAGCGCCTAGACGGTTTTAAAAAAGAGTTGACTGAGGTTCTTGACGCACATGGTAAGCCCGATGACAAAGGAAACTTGTGGATCAATCTTCCATCATGTGAGATTAAAAGAGAGCGTCGTGTTTCTAAAACGTTCAATGCTTCTGCTGCAGAAGCTTGGGCAAAAGAAAATGGATTCTGGGATACTGTTAAAGAAGTTATTGAAACCATTAGCGAAGACCGTTTGCTTGGGTTAGCATGGGATAACGATGAGATTCAAGAAAAAGTTAAATCATTTTATGTGGAGAAGGAAACGTGGGCTTTGAAGGTATAGAAGATTATCCAGGAAAACGCCCTCCAAAGAACCGGACAAAGCGTAAACCAAAAAAGATTGACGATCCGTTTTTTGGGGTTAAATCTTCTTATTATGTGATTAAAGGAGAACGGATTGAAGTATTTACAATTGGACAATTAGCCAAAGTTTTAGGAAAGAAAACAGGAACCTTAAGATCATGGGAAACAAAAGGAATAATTCCAAAACCCATCTACAGGACAGCTCCTCCAGACCGAGGACAGCTTCCTGGAGTAGAGGCAAAAGGAAGGAGGATTTACACCCGTAAGCAGGTAGACTTGATAGTATTCGCAGTAAGCACAATAATTGGAGATACAGACCCAAGAGTTGTGACGACTGAGAATTGGAATAAACTAAAGCAATACATAACAGACAACTGGAAAAAATAAAAACACACACAAACACAAAGGACAAAGACAAATGCCAAATAAATACGACGATGACTTTGACACAGACGAAGTAGAGTTTGATTCGCCTGTCAAAGTTGAAACAAAGAAAGAATCACTTACTCAAAAAGAGCGAGTAGAAACACCAGTAGCTACTACTGCAAAGAGAAGCGTAATCAACCGCGGTTGGGGTGCAGCACAAAAAGTGCAAGAATCAACTTCAGCGTTTGCTCAACGTTTCAAGGTCACAGAAGACCCACAGATTATTAAGTTCCTAGAGGACGAACCTTATGCATCGTTTCGCACACACTGGATTGATGGCCGTGCTGGTCAAAAGTCTTTTGTTTGCTTGGCAGATCATCCTGAAGGTTGCCCACTTTGTGACGCTGGTAATCGCCCATCAACCAAGTTTGCTTTCAACATTGCAGTACTTGGCGAAGATGGAGACTTATCAGTTAAGTCATTTGAGGTTGGCGTTCGTTTGATTGATCAACTTAAGAACTTTCACACAGACCCTCGTCAAGGTCCATTGTCCAAAAACTACTGGGCAGTATCTAAAACTGGCAAAGGTGCGCAAACACAAACCATTCTTCAAATGGTTCGTGAGCGTGACTTGTCAGAGTGGTCAATGGTTGGCTACACAGATGAAGACATGGCTGTGCTTAAGCGCAATTGCTATACACCTGAAATTATTTCAATACCGACACGTTCAGAACTTTTGGACATTTCATCCGAGATCAACGACGCACGGTAATCAATGTACAAGACGGTAAACACCGTTGAGGAATTAAAGCAGATAGTAGACGTAGTCACAGAATTTGGCTCGTTTGCTTTTGACATTGAATCACGGGGTGTTCTTGAGCGTCACGATGATGTGAATACACACTTTCAAAAAGAGTGTAAACAGCACATTGCGACGCTTAAGAATCCCAGTGAGGATGTTGTTGAAAGGTCTACTGAAGCTATTCGCCAACGCTATTTGAAGGACCTTGCTGTTAACCCACTTCGCAATGAAGTGTTTTGGTTAGGTATTGCAACCCACGGACATTCGTGGGCTATTCCTATGGGTCATAAAATAGGTGAAATGCTTGTCCCTGAGCAACGTGGGGACGGAGCAACTTTGCCACCACCGGAGTATCGCAAGGTTTTGAAGAACGGAAAGACTTCGTTGGCAAAAACTAAGTATTACATTCCGCCTGTATACAGTGAGCCTCCAACACAATTGTCTCGCTATGACGTGTTTGAAGCTTTGCGCCCGATCTTCTTTGGTAACACCATAAAGGTTGGTCACAACGTAAAGTTTGATGCTTTGTCCATCCAAAAGTATTACGGGGAATTACCGCCAGGACCATACAGAGACACAATGGTCTTACAACATATTTGCGACGAGAACATTCCTAGTTTCTCTTTAGTAAGTTTAATTTTGCACAACTTTGGTAACCATGCTCCATACGACAAAGAAGGAAAGCTTGGAAAGACCATTGACTCAGTTCCTTACGGAGCCGCATCTCGCTACGTTCACTTAGACGCTCGCTGGACATGGATGCTGTACGTCAAGCTGATGGCTAAACTGAAAGCAGAATCCTCACTATTGCCAGTAATGGAACAAGACATGGACGTACTTCAGGTACTGATGAGCATGGAGCAAGAGGGCATAACCGTAGATGGTTACAACTTAAAGAATTTGCGAAAAGAACTAGACACAAAGTTACACGACACTTTATTACTTTTATCAGAGTTTGCTTACCCTGGATTCAATCCAGACTCAAATAAGGACAAGCAATTGTTTTTATTTAATAAAAAGAGAGAAGGTGGGCTAGGTTTAAAGCCCACCAAGAAAACACCAAAAGGCGCACCATCAGTAGACACTGAGTCTCTGGAAAGTCTTCGGGGTAAGCATCCAGTTATTCCACTCTTGCTTGAGTGGTCAGAAACTCAAAAGTTAAAGAATACCTATGTAGATGGTTTGTTGCCCAAACTAAACAACAACAAATTACATCCTTCATTCAACTTACATAGAACAGCCACTGGGCGTTTGTCTTCGTCATCTCCGAACCTTCAAAACATCCCACGTGATTCCAGCATTAGAAAACTATTTGTACCACCTGATGGGTACATAATGTTGGTTGCTGACTACGATCAGATTGAGTTGCGTGTTATGGCTATGTTCAGCCAAGACGTTCGCTTGCTTGAGATTTTTAAAAACAACGAGGACATTCACTCTGCAACGGCTGCTGCTGTATTCAAAAAAGATGTTGATGAAATAACTTCAGAAGAACGGCAGATAGGTAAGGGTGTGAATTTCCTTACAGCATATGGTGGTGGTTCAACCAAACTCGCTAGGGTCACTGGCATAACACCAGAGCATGCCGAGGAACTACTGGCTTCTTATTACAAGAGTTTTCACGGCCTGACTAAGTGGAAACAAACGGCTATTGCCACAGCCACTAAGAAAGGATATGTCACCACAATTAGTGGACGACGCAGGCGTTTACCTGACTTGTCATCTCGTTCTTCTGAATTAGTTTCTAGAGCACAGCGACAAGCAATTAATGCCATCATTCAAGGTAGTGCTGCTGATATTTGCAAACAAGCAATGATTGATGTTGATAAAGCATTTAAAGATACAAAAACAAAGATGCTTGTTCAAGTTCACGACGAACTTGTTGCAATTACTCCAGAGGATCAAGAAGAAGACTCAATAAATACGTTAATAACCGCCATGGGTCATAATAGAGATATCATGGGAGTAACATTAAAAGTTTCGTGTCACTCGGCACGAAGTTGGGCGGAGGCAAAGCAATGACAACTACTCTTGATAAACGAAATTTTTGTTTAATGTTGTCTTCTCAAACAGGGCAAAGCGTTGCTAATCAACTAGGTTTTGCTCCAGTTTCAAAAGACGTTGAAGAATTAGAAAATGAATTGATAGAAAATCAGTGGGAGACATTACACGATTTTGGCATTTTTGACGAAATAGTAGAGTCTGTTGAGTGGTTTATCCAAGTATTGTCAACCACACAGCCCGAACTTCAAGGACCCAACGCCGAAATAGTAGAAAGCACCAAGGGAGTTATCTTGTCATATAGTATGGCATTGGTTCAAAAATTATTGTCAAATCAAAAAGTTGCTTTGCTTGGGCATGTTGAGTATGATGAGGAATGAGGTTTGCACAACATGTCATCGTGGTGGGATAAAAAGTTAGCTAACAAAGACCAACAAGAGAATACTTCTCTTCCTCCTGTAACCAAGAATGTAATTCTTCCTGCACTGCGTCAACAAATTTCATCAGTTGCTGCGCAAAAACCAATAGATACCCAAGAACATAGAGACCCTGCTGGGCAAACAGACATGGGTACAGCAATACGCACGTGGAAGGGTGGGGAAGCCCACAGACGAGAAGGTTCTCTTTCCTGCCCACGATGTGGTAGCAAAAACGTATTTAGTAGATCAAACGGTGGTAGTCTTGGGCATTCACCAGCACCAAGATGTTTTGAATGTGGGTGGAACGGGTTATATGAACAAGCAGACCAAGCACTGTGGTCAGTATGAGGAACACAAAATGGAAACCGATTACGAGTCAATCTCGGCAATAATTAACAAAATAAACAAAAAACAAAACGACGTTTCAATTTTAAGGGCTGATGCAATGCACCAGCAATTAGAGCGCACCACCACCGGCATACTTGCTTACGATTTGATGCTTGGCGGTGGTTGGCCAGCAAACCAATGGTCAGAAATAATTGGTGACGAATCATCTGGAAAGACAGCATTAGCATTCAAAACTATTGCGGCCAACCAAGCACTTAACCCAGATTGGACAGCAGTTTGGGTTGCCGCAGAAGAGTTTGTGCCCGATTACGCAAAAGCCGTTGGTGTTGACCTTGCTCGCCTGTGGGTTATTGAAACAAACAGTATGGAACAAGCGTACAACTTGGTCATTGAGTTAATGAAGAATCGTGCCGCGGATTGCATCGTCATTGACTCGTTGCCAGCACTTGTGCCTACAGATGAATCAGAACGAATGATGGATGAATTCACCGTAGGTTTAGGTGCTCGTATTACTTCAAAGTTTTTTCGCAAAGCTTCAGAAGCACAGAAGCGTTCAATGGTAGAAAAAGAACGCTCGTGCACAGGTCTGATGATTAACCAATGGCGTCAGAAGATTGGCGTTATGTGGGGAGATAGCAGAACAACACCCGGAGGTCTTGCCAAAAACTTTAGTTATTTTGTCAGAGTTGAAGTTCGTCGTGATGAGTGGATTAAAGACAAAGACGAAATTGTAGGGCAAACTATTAAAGCTCGGACTTTAAAAAACAAAACATACAAGCCGTCACAACAAGCAGTTGTTGATTTTTACTTCACGGATGCACCTGGTTTTACCAAAGGTTCGTTTGATACTTTGAAAGACATGATTAACATTGCAACAGTGATTGAAGTAATCACACGCTCAGGGGCTTACTATGCTTATGGCAGTCAAAAATGGCAAGGAAAAGACAAAATGCTTGAAGCTTTTCGAGAAGATTTATTTATGCAAAAAGAAT